TGATTCAGTCTGCTATGATGAGTATGCACGATAAACTCGCTTAGCTAGAATCCGCGCTTCCTCCTATCGAGGAAAAGCCTGCCGCTATGAGCGCGCAGAATGAAGTCGTGCAACTCGCTGCGAACACCGCCGCGCTCGCTGCCGTCAAAGAATTTGCCAAGTCGTTTGGTGCGCCAGCCGCTCCAGTCGCCTCGGCTGAGGCTCCTAAGCCTGTCGTGCAAGTGCAGAAATTCGAGGAGATCGTCGCCGCCAAAGCCTCCGAGCTGAAGGGCGATAAGTCTGCCGCGATCTCGTTTGCTATCAAAAATCACGCCGACCTCTACGTCGCCTATCGTGCGCGCGTGCAAGGCGGTGAAATCGTTAAACTCTAATCCTAATATTATATACTAAAATGGCTACTTCATTTAATAACACTGGCAGTTTTCTAGCCAATTCGGCCATCACGGCCTTTCGGTTGGTAACTGTGTCTGCAAACAGAGGCGTGGGTCTTGCTGCCACCGCTTCTCTACCTGACGGCGTTGCCGTTATCGACGCCGCCTCTGGCGATTACGTCACCGTCGAATTTCTCGGCGGTAACTCCATCAAATCGACCTTGCTCGCTGGCCCTGTGACCGTTGGCGATACGCTTTTCAGCGTCGCTTCCGGCCAAGTCGCCATCACGGGCACGATCACCGTTGGCAAATCGCTGACCACCGCGTCCGACGCTGGTGCGATCATCGAGATGCTGCCGAAGAATCTCTAATCTCAACAATCTACTAAACTACCATGTATACTAATTCCGCAGCTATTTTCCGTGGCGATATCGCCGGAGTCCTAGAGCAAGCTAAAGATTTTGAAAGCACGCTTATAGGCACCAGCGTAATGCCCGTGTTGAACGTTCCTGTCAAAGCTGGTCAGTATCCTTCCTTCGTTTTGAAAGAAGGTCAACTGCTCAAGTCCGACGTTAAGAACCGCGCTCCATATAGCACGTACGCTCGTGGCACTCGTTCTTTTAATCAAGAGGTCTTTACGGCCCTTGAATTTGGTTATGAGGAAGCTGTAGACGATACAGTGACCCTCGACGTCGCGCGTTTTTTTGACGCCGAGACGGTCGCCGCCAAGCTCGCTAAACGCAAGCTGCTCCTCGCTCACGAACTTCGCGTTGCTGCGAAAATCTTCGACAACTCTACGTTCACCGCGACGAACTCTGGCACCGCTTACACGACGGCTAACATCGCCACGTTCGACGTGGGTGCTGACGTGCAGGAAGCTCTTGACCGTATGCTCGCTAAAGGTGAATCCACCAGCAGCGCAAAAGTCGTGATTCCGTACCCAGTATGGACTCGTTTGCGCGCCTCTACTAAATTCCAGAACCGCTTGCGTGGCACTGGTTTAAGTAGCGACACCATCCTCAATGCTTCGACCCAAGCTGCGGCTGAAGTCTTCGGCGTTTCCGAGGTGTTGATCGGTCGCGCCAGCTACGATAGCGCACCCGAAGGTGTCGCCTTCGCTGCGGCTAACGTCTGGGCTAATACGTTCATCTGGGTTGGTAACGTCACCGAAGCCTCCTCTGGCTTCTTCGGTGGTGGTGCTGCCTTTACGCTCAACTGGTCTGAGTACGGCCCAGTTATCGGCGTCTCGACCTACCGCGATGAGTCGATCAAGTCGAACATCGTCCGCGCTTCGCACTACACCGCCGAGAAGGTTGTGAACGCGAACGCTGGTCAGCTGATCACGACCCAATACGCCTAATCCTTAAACGGATTTTAGTTTTAAGCCTCACGCCTTATCGCGTGGGGCTTTTCGTTTTTGACGGTTCGTGCGCCTTCTATGTCCATCTCACTTTGCGTAATATGCGGCAACGAGGCACACCACATCGAGTCGATGCTCAATTCCTTCGTCGGTCAGATCGACGAGTTGTCGCTTGTCCGCGCCATCGGCGCAAAGGAACCGGACGAGACCGAGGTAATGGCACGCGAATGGTGCACGAGAAACGCCGTTCCTTTCGTTTTTAGCGACTATCGGAACGGAGTCACGGCTCAGGCTTGGAAACACGTCGATAGCTTCGCAAAGGCCCGCAATCAGGCTTTCGCGCAAGCGACCGGAGACTGGCTCGTGTGGGCGGACTGCGACGATACGCTGGGCGAAGCCGACGATCTCAAGAGCAAACTCGCGGAACTCTCCGAGAACGTGCTTATGGTGCGCTGTCCTTACGACGTGCGCGGCACCGGAAAGAAGCTCCAGCGCGAGCGGTTCATCCGTCGCAGCGCGTTTCAATCTGGTCGCGTCTGGCATCACGACGTCCATGAAAACCTCCTGCTGCTTCCCAACGACCGTCACGTCGAGTGGACGGTGCCGATCTGGCATCACGCTCCGGTCGCAATCAAGCAAGACAACCGCAAGCGCAACCTTGCGATCTTAGGACGCAGCGTCGGCGAAGCGGCGACCCAGTATTTTTATATTCATCAAGAGCATTACTGCGCGGGCAATAAACAAGCCGCTGAACAGTTTGGCCGCATCGCGCTATCGTTTCCAAACCTCGACGATTCGTTTCGCTACGAGGTGCAACTCAACCTTGCGCGCATCTCGGCGAGTCGGCGCGAATCCATGCAGTTTGCAATGGGCGCGCACGGCGTCTTTCCGTGGTGCCGCGAAGCCATCGCCTCGATCATCATGCTCGCGTTTGAGAAGAACGACGGCAAGCGCGCGAGCTGGTGGGCGTCTCGGATGCTGACCTTGCCAGAACCACAGGCGAAAGACCGTCCGTGGACGCACGAGGCGAAGTGGTACGGCTGGGCTGGGCATGATCTCGCCGCGCGTGCGTATCGCTTGGCCGACATGACGGCGGACGCGAACGCGCTCCAGCTCGTTTATCACAAGCACACCGAGCCGACTATACGCATCACGCAAAAGACGCTCGGTAACTCGACTCGCTCGGTGTCGTTCCGCGACGCTTGGTTATCGACTGCGGCACGACCTGAGATCGTCGAGCATTACTTCCAGATCAAGGCCGACGACTCCGAGACGATGGCGATGGCGAAGCAGTTCCTGCATCACATCGGCGAACCTACCGAAACGCCTCGCGCCGTGATTCGCGTGAACGTCGAGGACGGCATGGTGCCGCCTAACAACTGGGACGAGCGCGTGCTGACGTGCGGAGAAACCGTCATCGACGCGGAGAACATCGAGCGAATCCTTGGAGCTAAAAAGCCATGATTCTAGAACCCGCCATCGTCGTCTGCACCAAGAACGCGCGTTGCCTCGACGTTATGAGAGCGTCGATCAAAGCCTACGTTCCGCACGGCATCCGCACCTACGTTTCGCACGGACTCGGCCCGACCTTCGGCGAGGCTTACAACGAGGCCGCGCGCATCGCGTTCAAGGAGCATGACCAACTCGTGATCTGCAACGACGACATTGTGTTCACGCCGACAACGTGGGCGAAACTCATGGGCGACGTGAAATTACTTCGCGAGCATTATCCAGACCTCGGCTGGGTGGCGACGCGTTCGGACTATGCGCGCGGAGAACAGAACATCCGCTGCGGACGCGGGCAAATTGACTTCCTGCGGTTCACGTCGGAGCGAAACATCATACAAGCAAGCGTCATCGCGCCAATCTGCGCGTGGATTCACCGCGACGCATGGGTGGATTTTCCTCCGATCAACTGGTTTTCCGACGACGTGCAATGCCTCGACATAAAGCGACCGCATTTTATCTCGCGCGCTTATGTTCACCACGTCGGAAGCCAGACCTGTGGCAGCGACGCACAGAAATGCTTAGACGACGCCGAGCCTTGGCTGCGCGAGAACCGGCCCGAGTTGCACGCTCGGTGGTATTTAACGAAAGGCGCATAAGTATGGCCGCAGTACGAGACTTCGATCCGACTCAGATCAATGCCGACTTTGGCGCAATCCTGTCGCAAGCTGGCATCGCGTTCACGTATCAGAGCGCGAGCATCACTGGCGTCTGGTCTGCATCTAGTGATGCGTTCTCTGACTTTGAAGATCAACGCCGCGACAACTCAAAGTTCACGGTGTTTCTTTTGACGTCGAGCGTGAGCGCAGTTCCTAAAGTTACGCAGACGCTTTCGCGCGCGGGCATCACCTATTTTATTGAGCGCGTGACGCTCGACGCCGAGGGCGCGGGTTGTGAAATCGAAGTGAGCAAAGCAATATGATCTTTGTAGGAACAGATACCAGTAAGCTCGATTTTGCATTGGCGCGTCTGGCTGCGGCTGCAAATGTTGATCTTGGTTTAGTGATAAAACAAGAGGCTGGAAATCTTGCCAAAACCATCATGCAAATTACGCCGCCAACTGGAGACAAAACCAGTGGTGGAGATGCAGCCCGAACAGTTGGTGGTGGATTTATTCAAAAAACAAAAGCGAGCGGACTCAGTACCAACGCCAAGAAACAAGGCGAGAACGCAATCAAGGGCGACTTGTTTGGCGGCAAACAAATGAGAAAGGAGATGTCCATTGGCTTATTTCAGCGCATCGGAAAATCTAGAGAAATTCCACCAAAGCGAAAGCGAACTGAGTTTGCTTATATCAAACTTGGAAATGAGTTTGATAACAATAAACGCATTTCAATCTACCGGAAATTCTGGCGACCGAACGCAACTATTTTTGAGATGATGAATTTCCATAAGCGTTATCGGAATAACCGAGGACGAATTGGAGAAGTCACGCGCAGCAAAGTGGGTCGCTGGCAAGTTCAAGATCAGATGTGGGTTTCTAATCAATCTGCTAATGACTACTTGAAATTTGTGCAGTCAAAAGTGGGCTGGGCAAAAGCTGGTTTTGCATCCGCTGCATTGTCTTGCGGCATACGAGTACCGTCGTGGATCACTAAATATGCTTCAAGATCAGGAAGGGTACAGGCCAATTTTTCCACAAACCCATATGTGATTGCGACGACTTCTAAAAACAAGATTCCTAATTTACAGAGATTGGTTGATGGAGCATTTCGTATTCGTGAAAAAATCACTCTCTCAAAAGTAAATGCCATCCTTGCTAATCGAGCGGCTAACTTGGGTTTTGCTAAGATTTCAACATCTGGCGTCGTCGAATATAACAAAGAAACATGAGCATACGCACAAACATTCGCAATGCCGCAGCAACCGCTCTTACGTCTGCTCTGGTCGTTCCTACGGCTAACATCCTGCGCGGGCGCAACAACACGATTGCCAGCATTAGTTTTCCATCTGCGGCAATTTATGCCGTTACGGAGCAAATTGATGTCCGCACGCTCGGCCCGAGCAACCGCACGCAGTACCGTCAACTTCAACTTGTGGTGGACTACTTTATCGCCGAGAGCGGCACGTATTTGATCGATGACCTTTTCGATACCGGTTCCGCTGCCGTTGAAGCGGCAATTTTGACCGACGTTACGCTTGGTGGCGTCTGCCAAGATACTCATTTGACGAATGTGGAATATACACAGGAGCCTAATGAAGAAGTTCACTGGGGTTCTGCTCGTCACACCTTTAACTGCATCTATTTAACTACTGACTAATATGGCTACCAAACTTGGCCGCGATGGCCTTATCAAAATCTCGACCACCACCATCGGTGAACTCCGTAATTATTCGCTCTCGCACTCCTCCGACACCGTCGAGGATAGCGTGATCGGCGACGTTTACCGCACGCGCCAAGGCTCGATGAAGACTTGGTCTGCATCTGGTGATCTCTACTGGGACGAGGCCGACGCCGGACAACTCCTCATCACCATCGGCTCGACCGTTACGCTGAACCTTTATCCAGAAGGCGCGACGTCCTCGGACGTTTATTACAGCGGCTCGGCTATCGTGACGAAATTCGACGTCTCGGCTTCTTTCGATGGCCTCGTAGAGGGTGCTATTAGCTTCGAAGGTAACGGCCCGCTCTCGACCCTGACCGTTTAACGCTAGTAAAAAACACAAAACAAAACATACACATGGAAGCTATTGATCTCGTCCGCGAACATTTCAACAACCTCGGCACCAAACGCATTGAGATTCCTGAGTGGAAACTCGTGATCTTCTCGACGCCAATGACCTTGGCCGAGAAAAACCGAGTCTATAAAAAGTCTCAAAACAACGATATGGATTTGCTCGTGGACATTCTGATTATGAAGGCCACGGACGAGAGCGGAAAGAAGCTGTTCACCATCGAGCACAAGCCGACCTTTCTAAACAAGGCTGACAGCAACGTGGTTGCTCGCGTCGCCAACGAGATTCTTGCGGACAGCTCCGCGAAGCTCGATGACTTAAAAAACTAATCGGCGGCGATGAAGGTGCCGACCTCCTCGCCGTCTATGCCATCGCTGAACGTCTCGGCAAATTCGCTCACGAAGTCCTCGCCATGCCAGCCGAAGAAATGAACGGCTGGCTTGCCTATATTAACCATCAAAATCGAATGAGAAAACATCATGGCAGCTGAAGCTACATTCGTCCTCAGAGCGGTTGACGCCACTAAGCAAGTATTTGCTGGTGTGCAAAATTCGCTGCAAAGAATGACGAACAGCGCACAAAAATTGACGTCAGCATTTGGCGTCGGTTTGGGTGTTGCTGGTATCGGAATGATGGTTAAGAGCGTTCTCGATTTAGGCGGTAAGCTAAACGATCTTTCGATTGAGCCAGGAATGACCACGGATTCGTTTCAAGGGTTGGCGTATGCTAATCTTCAAAATGGATTGGCATTTGAGCAAACTGCAAAGGCCGCTGAGAATCTTCGTTCAAAAATACAAGATGCGGTCTCTGGAA